GCATTGCAGATTTCCTTGACGTACTCAATCGACTTGAATGCCTGGCGGCCATTCTCGTCAAGCACATGCTGCCACACGTACCAGGCGGGCATGAACTCGCCGCGAGACTCTGCGTCTTGCGCTGCGATGAAATGCGCCACGGTCGGACGCGATAGCGAAACCTCCCTGCCGTCGAACTGCACGACAGCAGGGCGGGAGAGAAAGGCGTCAACGATTGAAGGCGTCATGGGGCCACTGTAATAGCGTTTTCGGAGAAGAGAAGCGTGGCGGTCAACCGTGCGACGTCATTCGGTGCAACGCTGAGCGATGCCTCCTGCACGTATGCCTTTCCCTTAATTGACTTGCCCGAAGCCCAAATTACCTCCGCCTCGTTGATAATTGAGCCGCCCGAAATGCCAGTGAGTATGTCGGCGTTATTGCTTGCCGAATCGTAAAACACCTCAATTTGCACGGTGCCCTCGAGGAAACCCTGCACGTGGTGCTTGTGCGTGTCGCCGATCGCGGTGACGTCAATTTGCTGACGCGTGACCGAGACAGTCGCGGCGCTCACGTCGACGATGGTTGCGGAGCCCAATTTGACGCTTGCTGAGGTGGTGGGTGATGGCATTAGGGGCCGTCCTGATAGATTGTGAATTGACTGGTGACGATGTACAGGCCCGCCTCATCGCCGTTTTCGGCGACGGGTTCTTGCACGGTTCCGTACTGGGTGCAAATGACAGTGGCGCCCGCAAGGAGTACGACGTTGTTGCGGATCTCATCGTCTAGCGTCGTGGCTGCGCTCACATCGTCGCTAACCGCGTTAAACGTGACGTCATAGGCAGACAGCGTGTTTTGATTTCCGAGCGCGACGCGCGTGCCTGACTGAATCTCAAACGTGATTGCTGGCAGCGTCGAAGTTTGCAAGCGTGTGCCGTAGTACACGCGCCGCCCCGCGCTCGTTTGCGACTCGAGCGTGCTCACGATATCGCTGGTGAGTGAAGTGGCGCTCATGCGATTTCGGTGCAGTCGATGACCGCTACCCTCCGCCTTTGATCCATGTCGCGGATACCGTTAATGCGCAGCACTTTCGTGCCGTACTGCAAACGATCAATCGCGGTAACAGTCAAGCGCGCGATATTCGGCCAACGCGTACGAATTTCATACGCGCCAACCACCGCGACTCCGTCGCCGTATGACGTTTCAACCGGCGCCGATTCGCGCACGTCGCAAACGATTGTGCCGACGTTGGTGAACGTCGTAGCGCGGCGGCCGAGCGAGTCGGGGCTATTGCCTGACGCGCGGAGCACGAGCAATCGGAAACGCGTGAGGCCCGATGAGATCATCGGAACGGCCCCCGCACTCGCAAGTGTTCAAGCATGAACTGAGCGCCAAGCGGAACCACCGACAGCGCAACGGGCTGCGCAGCTTCGGGATTGTTGTAGTACAGGCCGACCAACGACACGATGGCCTGCACCACCTCGTTTGGTTCGGTCGAGTAGCCGCCGACGTACGTGACGGTAGCGAGCGTGCCATCTTTCATCGCGGGCTCGTCAAGGAACTCGAGCGCTGCAAGATCCTGCGACAAGTCCACCCAGTAATCGGTACCGCTCGTCATCGTCACCGTTGAACCGCCAGTGCTCGTGTACGTCACCGACGTAAGCGATACGTACGGCTGCACCGCGAACACCGTGCGCTTCCAATCTCGCAAGTACATCGTGCGTGACGATTGGGTGAGCGCCAAGCCTGTGTAGCGCTCAACCCACGACGTAGCGACACCGATGAGCCGGGTGAGCTCGGTGTCATCGTCGCTGTAGTCGATCTTCAGCGCCGCTTTGACGGTTGCGAGTGTTACTGCCATAAACCCGCGCCGGGGGTTTCCCCCCAGCGCGAGCGAAAGGTAAGAAATGCTCAGGCCGTGATCGCAGCGAACGCGTTCGGAAGCATGATCTTGGAATCGGTTCGCGCGTATGTGTACAAGGTGACAATGTGATTTACTGCCGCCGAGTACGGATCCACAAGCGAGGTCATGCCAGTGCGGTCGAAAATCTCGAAGTAGTTGAAGTCGCCGACCACGGCGAAGATGTTCTCATCGGTGTTTGCGGTCGGCACGTACTGACCGATCGAGTACGGCACACCGTAGAGCAAACCGGGAGCGCCGCCGACCATCGTGCCAGCGTTCGATTGCGCTTGCGTCCAGATGTATTCGGTAGAGCCGCTCGTGACGACGCTGTTCTTCAACTTGCGAGCGACGCGCACGAACGTATCGGAGAGAAGCCAACGGAACCGCGGCGAGTTGCGGTACTGCGGCGCAACAAGGTGCACAGTGTCAATGACATGGTCGGCGGTTACGGTTTCAACGGCGCCACCGATGTCGGTGCGCTGCCCGAGCGTTTCCAACTTCGCTTCAGCCGACGATCCCGCGATGCCTTCCGGTTGGCTAGATCCGGTGCCGACGGTGTACGCCTCTTCCATCTTTAACGCGAGCGAAAGGCCGATGCGGCTTGCGACCCAATCGAGCCCGCTGCCGATGCCACCTTGACCGATGGCGTCTTCGATGAACTCCTGCGACATCTGCGTAGCGCACACGTACTTGTACGGCGTCACGCTAATTGCAGTGCCGAACGTCGGGCTGGAAGGTGTGATGGTCGCAAGTGTACCGCTGACCGATTCCACCACAAGCGCCGACGTGGGTAGCGCACCTTCAACAGTAATCGTGCGCTTCGAGTCAATCGAAGACACGGGAGCGATCGAGCGCAACACGTTCGCTTGGTACATCTTCTCGACAATGCGGCGTTCCATGTCAGTTGGAATGCCTGCGCCGCTTGTGCTGGTTGCAAGGTTACGCATTTCTGCGGCATCGCCACGCGCGACCGCCATGAGCCAACGCTTCGCGTACTCAGGGCTCGAGAGATCGTGCTTGACGTCTGCACGTGCGACCACGCCGCGGAACTGCGGTTGCGAGCGTTCCTCTTCAAGTTGCTTGAGGCGCTCTTGCGCTGCGCGAAGCGCGAGGCGGTCTTGATTCATGCGCTCGACAGCGTCGAGGTCAGCATCGATACGCGCGATCTTCTCGCGCTCTTCGCCGCTGCCGCGGATTTCGACGTGGTGCGTCTTTGCACCAGTGCGAGCGGCGAACGAATCGAGGGTCTTGCGATATTCGTGGACGGTGTTTTCGAGGTTGGTCAACTCTTCAGACATGGCTATTCATCCTGTGCTTGTGAATCTCGAGCCGCAGCGCCGCGGCTTCAATGGCAGCCGCGGAAACACTCCGCAGGCTCGATGAGGTCTTGTCGCCGTATGCAGCGTCAACAACCACGCTGAGCTCAACGAGCCGCGCGGCAGTGACAGTGCGTTCAGTGCGTCGCGGGTTCCATTCGTCGCGATCGACGTAAAAACCAAACGACATTTCGCCGCTCAGGTCGCCGCGTTCAAGCAGCGCACGCACGTCGTTGCCAACGCTTGTCTCGGCGAGATCCGCGGTAAACCGCACCCCGCTCGAAGTGTCGTTCAGCGTGAGCGTGCCGCTGCGCGTGCGAGCGAGCAACGCGCTTGCGTTGTGGTTGAATAGCAGTTTGATATCAGCGCCCGCGAGGTCGCCGAATGCGCCGCGGGTGATTCGCTCGCGGAACTGCGGGTTGAACGGCTCGGAGATTTCGCGGCTCCACTTGCCGTATGGAATTGCAAGGCCCGACAACGTGCGGCCCGCTGGTGCGCCGATTGTGACGCTGCGACGTTCAAGCGTAGTCATCAATATCTCCTGCGCTCGTGTCGCTGCCGAGGTTGGTGGTGCCGCCACCCGTGCCCATATTCTTGGCGATGATGGGCTCGTCGAGCCCGTCGAGCGGGGCGAGGTTTAGGTATTCACGCGCTTCGTTGCGCGTGATTACGCCGGACTCGACGCCAGTGCGAAGTGCAGCCATCTGCTCGGCGAGCGACGGGCGCGAGATCATGTCGCTATCAAACGTGGCCGAGCCGAACGGTGCGAGTTTCGCGACGATCTCTGCCGCCCACGTGCTGAACCAGTGCTGCAAACACGCGTCCACGTACATGCGTGACAGCCATTCCATCGAGCCGTAGGCGTTGGCGCTGTGCTCGGAGAGATAGGAAGTCGGAACGCCATAGATGCGCGATACGTCCTCGACGCTGTAACGACGCGCGGCCGAAATTCCGGAATCATCGAGCGTGCTACTGATGCGCTCGACCTTCATGCCTTCCGCGAGCACCAACGGCTTGCCCGCGTTCGCGGCGCCCGCGTGATGCTTCATGTAATCCTCGACCACCATTTGCCGCGCGGGTGCGCCCATCGGGCCTTGCGCGACGATGGCAATCTTTGGATTTCCAGCGTTCTTCATCACCTCAAGTTGCGCTTGCTCTTGCGAAGCAAGAACACTCAACGACGTGCGGCAAAGTCGCACTGGCGATTCGCCCCACAAGCCGTCGAGCCCGACGGCACGTAGGTGCAGCATCGAGGACATCGGCACTTCACCGTAGAGCCGCGTTTTGTAAACGGGCTCGGGCTTCGTGAGATCGAGCGACACGCTTTCAATGTCGAGCGGCAACAACTCGAGCAACTCGCCACCGAGCGTTCTGTTAATCACCGCGAACGCGTTGCCGTATAGCAACGCTTGCATCGTGAGCGAGCGGCGGAACTCAAAGCCATTCTGCCAGCGGTTCGGTTGCTGCAACAACGCGTTTGCAGTGCGCTCGCTCACGTCGAGCGGCACACGTGCCACGTCGTTGGCGATGAGCGAAGCCGCGCGGTAGACAGGCGTATATGCGAGCGCCGTGCCCGGCGTAATCGTGGGCATACCCACCGAGTCGAAACTCGTGGGAAGGAGAACGCCATGCGTTCCCCAGTGGCCGAGCCATCGTTGCAACAGTCCACGCAGCATGTGCGTATTTGGTGGGCTGCGATTGCGCGGGATTGCACCTAAACGCTATTGTTTGAAATATTCTTCGGCTTCTTCGTCATACACGCTGCGCTTGGCGCCGCCCCACACGTGCGCGGCAATGATGGACGCCACGAGCGGATCAATCGCGCAGAATTCCCGCGACTTAATTGGCCGAATGTTTCCATTCTGATCGCGCTTGGCGTGCGCATCGGCACACGCGCGGCGCAAGATTGGATCATCGCCGATGACGAGCCGCGAGCCCGCCCATAGGTTTTGAAAGAGGTTGCATCCGGGCCCGAACGTTGCGATACCCATTCGGTACACCACGAGCGGCACACCGTCGGCTTGTAGTTGCTCGGCCAAGTACTTTGAGCCCCACGCGTCGTAGCCGACGGCCTTAACGTCAAACTCGTCGCGCAGGGCGAGGATTTGCGCCCGCACCGAGTCGTAATCAATCTCGCGCCCTGGTGTGAGCGTGATCTTGCCATCGGAAGCCCACGCTCGGATCGGGTAGCGGTAGTCGAGCTCACGCTGCGCGACGTCGGCCCGAGGCCACCAGTAGTGGCCGCGCAGCGCCACGCGGCCATTGTCAAGCGGCACTGCCACAACCATAGCCGTCATGTCGAGCGACTTGGAGAGATCGAGGCCCACCCACGCGGGCTTTCCTTTCAGCGCTTCCCAGTCAATGCGCTGACCGCCCGGCCACAACGACATATCGAGCCATCCGCCCGTGTTCTCGTCACACCTGGCGGCGTGGTACCTGGCGAATTCGCCGCGCCCCATCGCCGAGCGTTTCATTGTGTTCCACGATCGCTTCAGGCTCACCAGGTCGGGCTGCCCGTGCGCAAGGCCCGGGTTTGCTTTCACCCAGGTTGATTCATCCTCGAGCGGGTCGGTCGGGTCGAGGCCGTACAGCATGGGCAGCACGGTGTCATCGTCTAGTTCGCCGGACAGGATGGCTTCACCTTGCTTGACCAGTTCCGCGTAGTGGTTCTCAGGGTTGCTGCCCGGCGTGGTGATGATGACGCCGGTGCTCTCGCGGCGCTTGGCGCCGGTGGTGAGAAGCTTCGTGAGGAAGCGGCCTTTAAACTCGGCCGCCTCATCAGCGATCCACAGCGACGGGTTCAGGCCGTCAAGCGATCGCTCAAGCGCTGGCAATGCTGTCATCTGACAGTCCTGATCGATTCGCAGCACGGCATGTGCTCGGGCGATAAGCGTGGGGTCGCCTAGGCGCTGTGCCATCGTGCGGGCGGTGTCCAGGCAGATTTCGGCTTGCTCTTCGTTGTTGGCGATGACGTGCACACGGCGCCCCTCGCCCGCGAGCAGGTCGAAGAGGGCTAGGCCAGCCATCAGCGTGGTCTTGCCGTTGCCGCGGGCGACCTGCACCATTGCGAGTCGGCAGCGCCGACGGCCGTCGGGTAGTCGCCACCCGACGATGTTGGCGAGTACCCACAGTTGCCACGGGTGCAGCTCGAATGGTTTCCCGGAATCCTCGCCGACCAGGTTAAGCGAGCGGAAGTGTTCGGCGACAGCGTCGACTTCGGGCCACGACATCGCCAGGTCAGAGCGTTCGAGGTCGCGCTGGAAGCGTTGCGCGGCAGCGTAAATCCAACGTCCGGCGGGGATACGGCCGTCAATGACGGCATTGACGTAAGCAAGCACCGCAGAACGCGCACAAGTTACGTCCGA